GTACCGATCTCTTTTAATCTGAGGTCATTTACATAGGTTGCCATTTTCTATTCTCCTTTCTGCATTATAGCAAAAAATTCTTAAGCTGCATCTCGGCCAGCTTTTATCTCCTCATAACCGGGAGTTTGTGTTGTTGATATTGTAGCGTAATCTGGTGTTTGTGACGTATCTATTTCGCCATACACCAAAGTCGTGCCAACACTGAATGTTGCTGACTGGCCCGTAGGCGTTACGTTTGCATCTGCGCTTGAGGTGACTGAGCCAATCGCAGAAGTGGTGGATAAACCAGTTACTTCGACAACAGCGTTGTGATGTACTTCTACGGATCCGAGTGCTGATGTAACCGCTCTGCCTGTAGGTGTGACGTTTGCTTGCGCGACTACAGAAACCGATCCAAGGCCAGAAGTTATAGCCTGACCAGTAACTGCTTGGTTCGCTTGTGCGACGACAGATAATGCGCCAAGACCTGACGTTATGGCTTGACCAGTCGGTGTTTGGTTGGCTGCGGCTGTTACCGATAAAGAGCCAATGCCGGATGTAATGGCTTGGCCGGTAGGTTCAACGGGAAGCGCAGTACCCCAAGCACCTTCGTTCCATGTGCCTCGGCCCCACCCGTTAATATTAGCCATTAACTAAGATCCGCTTTCGCGCTTTCGAGATACGCTTTGATGTGTGTTAATTCTTCGCGCACTGGACCCGTGATGTAGTCGAGCAACAGTATCGAATCTATTTTCGCAATCGCCGCTTCTATGTTTTCAAGTGTAGTCATATGCTAGTCCTGTGCTACTAGCATTATAACTAATAAAACGCAACTAGGAAGCTACTCCCTGAAACTTGCGATTCAAGATCTTGACGACTTTGTTTGGCGAGAAGTCTTCATAGCCTGCATGCGTGTTCGCGACCTGCTTTGCAATACGTCTAGCGCCAAGGCCACGCTGTTTGCATTTCTGTATGGTTTTGATCACAGCCTGCTCTTCAGGTATCTCTACCAATTTTTTGCGCGTTTTCATACGGTTACCTTGTGGTAAGCGCTCTTCTTCAAACTCAAAGCCAAAGGGTGCAGAGCCACCGATTGAGTAGCCACGCTGCGCCCAAGCAATTTTGCCTTCTGCAAATTTCTTCTTGGTGTTTTCAAACTCCATCTCAGCGACAGCTGACAAAACCATCAACATAATCTGGTTCACCAACGAGTTCATATCGTATTTAGACTCCAGACCTTTTGCGGCCATCTCTTTGGGATAGACCACAGGCATGTCGTTGAATTGTTCGCACAGATACAAAGTCACGCCGCTTTCTTCTAGGTGCGGAATCGTTTGCAGTAGATCGTTGCAACTACGTGATAGTCTGTCGATCCGGGTAGCAATAACAATGTCATACTCATCAATCACATCGGTCATGGCCCGACACTGCTCACGCTCCATAATCGGCACGGTCCCAGATACGCCAGCATCTACAAACCACTCAGTAACATCCCGGTTAAATTTATCGCGCACAAACTCAGAGATCAGCTCTTGCTGGGTATCGATAGAGATCCCGTTCTCAGCTTGCTCGGTGGTGGATACACGGCAGTAGCCGTAGATGTTACGAATTTGTTTTTTAGGATTGCTCACTTTGCACCTCCTCTTCAGTGTATGAGTCTTCATCCATATGCAGGATGATGTATTCCGGTTCCCGGTTCAAAAAGACCAGCTCGATCTTGTCCCGGTCCACTTCGGCAGTAGCCAGTGTGGGTTGTTCATTGCGCGGTAATCTTGTTGCAAACCATTGCGCTAACTGTTTGTTTGGAGTCCAAGACAATCCATCAGAGTAGCCATGCAGTTTGCAGTAGCCACGATACACAGTTACACGCTCTGGCAAGTCAAACCAATGCGCTTTCTCTTCATCAGTTTGCGGACACAATCCGCTTGAAAAAAAGTATTTAAAGAAACCGTAGTCAGTTAGATCTACGCCAAGCTCAGACGCTTGCCAAAATGCGCGGTAATATTCTTCGTCTGAATCGAAGGCGGTCCTAGGTGCTGGTGTACTCATTTTGCACCTCCGACGAATCCATACTTGGTCAGCTCTTCATGCATGCGCTGCCAATCAATATCAAGAGGACGACGGCCCTCAGCATAATCGCCCAACAACAGCTGCCCATCTTTGAGCAGCTGCACTGAACGCCAGTTACGTGGCGCACCATCAAGCTGGATATCAATATCATGCTTGAGACAGGTACGGCGCACTCGATTATAAAAACGCTTTTTATTGCTGACCATCATATCCCTCCTTAATTTTCTCCGGTTAAATTTACTTTGGCTATCCAAGACCCGAGGGTTTCGGCGGGGGGGCCACCCCCGCAACTCGTCAGTTGGATTAAGAGGAGCCTTCTCCTCTTTTCTCTTGTCGGCTGTCCAGCTCACTCTGGAAGAGAGCGATTGCTCTTCTGAGTTGCTGATCGTCCAGCTCGTCGCACAGGTGACACCATCCCCCGATGGTATTCATCTGGCGCTCTATGTAGCAGAGCAGACCGCTTTTGTCCGCAAGGGACTGGGAGCCTAGAAAGGACTTCATAGTCCTCAGCTCGGTTTCGGTAACAATCATAAGCACCTCCTCGGTACTGGTTAGTGATATGATCATTATACACATTCCGTGTCGATGTACAAGTATTTATTTGCTTGTATAAAAGCTTGCATTTGGACACGGATACTGTAAGATCTCTGTATATTCACTAACCGGAGACATGAATATGGAAACGAAAAATAACTGGTTCGACGTTAACAAGAAGGGACTCGAACAATTACTAAACGGCAAAAGCCGCACCTTCGCAATCGCAGAGCTTATTCAAAACGCTTGGGATCAAGAGGTCACCGAGGTTCGGGTTAAGATCGAAAAGGACTCGGCTGGATCTCACAACCATAGAGTAGTCGTCAGTGACGATGACCCAAATGGCTGGCAAGATATTTCTGATGCGTTTACTTTGTTCAATCCTAGTAACAAAAAGAGCGACCCAACTAAACGTGGTCGTTTCAATCTTGGCGAAAAACTTGTGTTGGCTATCTGCAAAAAAGCCAAGATAGTTTCAGTCAACAGCGCTGTTAGTTTTGATGACAAAGGCAGACGACCAATCAGAACAAGAACCGAAACTGGTTCTTACTTTGATGGGCTGCTCAAAGTCAGCAAGTCTGAAGTGCAAGAGTTCGAGTCTTACGTCAAAACTTTTTTGACCCCGGACAATATTAAAACTTGTGTCGACGTGTTAGGTAACAAGTTTGTTCTGGCGCCACACAAAAAGGTTATAGAGTTTAACTTGCAGCTGCCGACTATCACTTCTGATGTTGAGGGTAACCTCAAGCGCACAACAAGAATGACGACGGTTGAATTGTTTGAAGTAGAAGATGGCGAAGAGCCAACGATCTACGAGATGGGCATACCAGTCGTTGGTCTTGATGGCGACAAGTGGCACATCAACATTCAGCAAAAGATCCCATTGAACATGGATCGTGACAATGTCACGCCAGCTTATTTAGCGCAGCTACGTGTTGCGGTGCTTAACGAGGCTGGACACTTGCTCGATGATGATGAGGCCGCTGACGACTGGGTCAGTTCAGCAGCAGCTGACGAAAGAGCTTCGTCAGAGTCTGTCGAGCGAGTGCTAACTTCTAGATTTGGCGAGGAGCGTGTTGCTTACGATCCTTCTGATCCAGAAGCTAACAAGATCGCAATGTCTCAGGGCTACACGGTGGTGACCGGGGGCAGCTTGAGTTCTGGTTTGTGGAGAAATGCAAAAGCATCTTCTGCGATTAAGCCAGCTGGCCAGATCACACCATCGCCTAAGCCATATAGCGATGACCCTAACGCAGAGCCTGTAACAAGGGTGCCGCAGTCTGACTGGACCGATAACCAAACTAGATTCGTTGAGTACGCTAAGAAGCTGCACATGGATCTGATTGACAGGCCGCTACATGTGAGCGTGGTGAAGGTTCATAACTTCTCGGCAGCTTACGGTACAGGTGGGCTTCTGGGATGCAGGCTGGATATAAACGCCAACAACGGCAAAGCTTGGTTTGCGCCTAGCAATTTCAAACAGCAGTTGTCGCTGTTACTTCATGAGTTTGCGCACTTCTACTGCGGTGATCATTTCGATCACAAGTTCCATGACGCGATTTGTGATCTTGGCGCCAAGCTTGCAATTCAGTTGGGGGCTGACGCGCAGTCATGAGATTGCGCGTTAAAGGCACCACCTTCCATGGCCAGTACATGGGCCGGGATACCAAAACCGGGAAGGTGAAATTTTTGGACGAGGAGCTGGGTAGGGTAAAACTCTACCCGGCTTCAAAGTTAGTTAAGGCACACGACAAATAGGAGTAATTATGGGTGACGTAATTTGGGGAGTTTTTGATAACTCAATGTGGGAGCTGCACGTACATGTGCGGATCAATGGCGAAGAAGGTTACTACAAGCATGTGAGGTGCCGGGATGAACATTTCCCGCAGCTGATCAGTCGCAAGGTAAACGACTTCGATAAAGAAGGTAAGAATTATAAAGTTTACTTAGACGGTGAGCTGGTACACCAAACCGATTACAAATGATCGAATGGTTTTTTTACATACTCCTAGTCGGCATGGTCGCTTTGCAGCTGGCTGTGTTGGCTTGGATGTGGAGGGATAGGTAAGGCCTACATCCCGCCGCCGATTCTTTGTAACCTAGGTCCTCTAGGGCGATAGTCTTTATGATGACGCCCTTGCAAGAAAATGTTACCAGTCGCTTTATCTCTTAGCTGATAATAGTCACCAGTCGGATCCGTAATATCAATCTGCTCAAAAGGCAAGCTTTCCATAACCTCTCGATTTACTTGCG